AAAGCACCAAGGCTTCCATGATTGCCTCGAAGCCACTTGCGAGAGCTGGCCCATCACACGAGGAAAAGAAGTCATCTTTGCTCACGTTTTGGGCAGCAAGCTGTTCCTCGACGAAGACACATAGGACGTCCGACAGAGTGTTGTAATTCTGAAGACGATCCAGGCCTGACTTGGGGTCATGAGAGTTGGCAAAGTCGATGCGGAAGGAGGAGAGAATTTTCCTCGACACACCGATATCGATCACGATGAACCAATCGCGACCCTTTTTGTCTGTCATCTTGGGAATCATGGTTACTCCGCAATGTAGCAATCAGGCTCCATCAGCGTCGTGCCATCGAACACGAGCCCCGGCTTGAAGGAGCATTCGATCTGTTTGACGTTCTTTAGCTCTTGCCCCTCATCGAACTTTTCGAGGTAGCCAAAGAGCTCGGCGACGTACGTGCCGGCCGTAGCGATGTTCCCATCGCAACAGGCGATGTGAATCGGCAGTGGATCATCCGAGTTCTTGGACTCGTACATCTTGGCAAACACCGTATCTGCCATGCCCTTCACCGGCGTGTAGGTGAAGTCGATGCCGATATCTTCGCCGACAGGATGGCTCAGGTTGAATTTGCTGGCACGGACGGGAACGTCGGCGAACTCAGTACCACGTGGAAGCTTGACGTCACCGGCCAGCTTTGCCTCAGCCCACACCGGCGTTGAGAACGTCCCCGTGTTGATGAAGAGCTTGCACTTGCGGCCGGCGATTGGCGTGTAAATCGTCATACGGTATGACCTCCAACAAAGGTTAACTGGGTGCCGCTGAGAAACGTATTGTCCTGCTTGGATCTCGTCGGCGAATAAATCGCAAGCACGTCGTTATCGGTGAGAGCCTCCGGGCGACCAAAATCGCACTCGTCAGCCCAGTCTTCGATTTCCTCCTGCAGGCCTTCAAGGTCCTGCAGCGAGTAGTTCGATTTCGGTTTTAATGCCGCCATGATCGCCACCGTGACTTTATGCTCGATCATGACTAAGCCGCGAGCGACGAGAGTCCTCACCCGCTCTTTCGGTGTCACAATGACACGCACCCGACCGTCGAGCCAAGTCACATCGTATGATGGCTCCAGGTCCAACACGGCAACGATTGGCACGGAGAACGTGGCTGCTGTAAGCAGCTCAACGATCTTGTTGCCAATGACTACGGTGTCGCTGCTCATGGTGTGACAATCAGTTTGGTGTGAACGCGAATGAAGTCTCGGTAAGGGTCCATGTAACGAAAGCGGGGCATGCCGTTGTTATCGAGGACCATGTAGACGAATTCGTTGCCGTCCCCATCCGTCTCCACAATCCGATCTCTCAGCTGAGGCTGAATGGGCTGATCGTTTCCCGGGAAAACCAATTCAGTCGCCCGGAAAAAAAAGTCCTGCGACTGGATCGTCGTCACCACCTGCGTGGACTCCTCGGTCATCTCGAACGAGGTAGTACCCCGACCTGCGCGGAGATCGCACGACAGCACGTCGCCATCTACCTCACGCTCGTATCGCACCGTACCTCCGCCGCTCGTAGCTTTGACGGCGGTTTTCAGTGCGATCTGAAGTGCATTGCGACGTGCGTTCATGGCTTACTCGGTTACGGCTCCACCTTCAGGAGCAGGGGTTGGTGCTGGAGTTGGTGGATCTGGCGGATCGGGCGGCAGGCCACGTTCGGCACATTCGACCAGCAACGCAATGTCTGGCGCTCGCAGCGTCAGGTGTGCTCTTGGGTTATCTTTGACGCCAGCGATAGCGTCCTTGATCTCGCGGACCTTCCGCTTTTGAATCGACTCAGGCATGAGAGGCTCCATGGACTAAGGGCAGGGGACTTGGATCAAACATCAGGCGGGGGCGATGGCCGAAACCAAACACCCCCGCCATTCACTAGGTATGCTCAGACCGACTAGGTCAGGATCGCTTCGGTCGAAGAAATGGAATCCGTGACGACAATCGGAATGTTGAACGATTCGGATGGGAACGGTGCAGGTGCACCCGTTGCATTGGTCGCAGTCCGTGCAGCTTGCAGCTGCTGCAAGCTTCGACGGTTCATGACCAGATGCGTAGGCGGAGCATCTGCTGGGAACTTGGAAATCAGCTGAGAAATCAAACCATCATTCAGCGTCTTTCCAGCTTGAGCTGTCAGATTGGCGATACGCCCAACCGAATAGGCACCTCCAACCTGAACACCAAGCCATGCACCGCCAGGCGTTAGAAGGCCGGTGTATGTGCCGGTGGTAGCCCCAGCCTTCTCAATTTGCGTGGTTTCGCCAATGGAAATGTCGCCATTCTTACCAGCGATTGCCACGACATCATTCAAGTCGCCGCCGGTGCGGATGGCATAAACGCTGGAACCAGTGCCAGCCGTGCTACCGGTGGCATTGATGACCATGTTATTCGCAAGCACCAAGGAATCGGCTAAGCCGGCAAATCCAGCAGCAGCTCCACCAACAGTGCCGTTGATGATTTGCACCTCGAATGCGAACAGTGCCGCCTTCAGGTGACGCAGTGCCTCGCGTGCTACAAACGCATCGCGACCTGCCGTGAACGCGTCGGCAGCTGCGATGTCGACCACAAACGACCAGTCGAGATACTTCAGGTCGATGCTGACCAGTTGATCAGCCGACTTGCTATTCTCGCGACCATCATTCACCACGCGGAAGCCTACAACAGGAGCACCCGTCTGTTTCACATATTTGTGAACCGTATCAGGGCATTTGTCGGCCGCGAGGATCTTGAGGAACGGAGCCGAATTCAGCACATCGCTGATTTGACGATCGGCAAGGTTCCGGTCGGTAATCGTAAGAATCTGAGCGAGGGTGTAATAACTCGCAGTCATAGGACATATCCAAATCTAAAGAAATCGAACGGAACGATTGACGATCAGCCGAATCAACGGCAAGCCGGCAGAACTACTTCTTCCCGCCGGGCACCTTTACGACATCAAGAAGGCCAGCGCCGAACTGAGTCGGCTTTTGTGGTGTGCCGCCTTCTCCGAAGCTGACAGGAGCTTCGCCGGAAAACTTGTCTTTCCATGCCTTGAACTCGGTATTCACCTTGGTGAGTTCCGCGTCCTTCTCGGCAATGGTCTTATTGAACTGCTCCACCTCAGCACCGTGTGCTTTGGTGACGTCGGCGAGGTGAGCGGAGAAACACTCCACCAGCGACTTGCCGCTCATGAAGTACTCGGCACCCTTGGCATGGCCAAAGTGCGTGCAGAAGATGGCCATCTCGGCCTTGACCTGATCGGTCGCCGAGAGCTTTGTCCCTTCAGGCGAAAGGTTGGTTGCTGCAGATGCTGGTGGATTGGTTGGCGTGGTGGTCATGTGAGGCTCCGTAAACTGGGTCTCGGGCCCAGAGAATTCGACAACGACGTCGACCTCTTTGCCCTTGCGAGAGAACTGTGTGGACGTGTTTTCGTCTGCTCCAAGTGGGCAGACCGCAAAGGCATTGAGTTGCCACTTGCGAACGATGTACCCTGGGCCGTCAAACTGCTGGCCATTAACAAACGTGCTGACACCTGTGTCCACATACTCCACAGCGCGTGGCCCAGACCAATCAATGCTGGCTTCGTAAGGAATACCCTCACGTGACTTAAAGATCACTTCCGCCGCTCGATCTGTCGCAGTGAATGGAATCAGCTTGCCTTCGACCGTTACGCCGACCTTGTCATCGACGGTAAACTTAAGGCCAACTCCAATGATCTCCTCGCAATCATGACAGTAGTCGACTGGGCAGTTGTCCTTGCGGAGCTGCATGCCAGCCATGTCGTGCACGATTTTTCCCCAGTACCAATGCACGATCGGCTCCGCTGATCGCACGACCGAGGTGAATGGCACAGCAGCGGGCACACCGTTGCTACCTGCAGGTGCTTCGCCAGCCGCAAACTGCACGGCAGCCAGCGGGGTAAAGAACGCACTCTGTGGCACCTTAAGTTGCTTACTTGCCATTGTTCACCGTGATTTCTGCGGGCATGGGTTGTGGAGCAAACGACAGTTCGACGCCCTTGCTTTTGGCGTACTCGACAGCCTTGGCAATCTGATCGATGTTGTCCTCGAAGTCCCCTTTGCCGTTCTCCTTGCAGATACGCTGTGGGGTATCGAGACCAGCTGCGATGGCCATCAGGTTGCCGTTGATTTCTTTGGCTGGGTCCCACCATGGCATGCCCGTTGGCACCCATTCCCAATCGAGATCAGCCACTGACAGCGACTTGGGAAGATCCGGAATTTCCTTGT